GTTCATCGGTCTGAAGCTTGTTTATCTCCACTTGCAGCGACAATTTCGCCTTTTCCGATTTCGGGAGTTTCGATATGGCTTCCCTGACCTTCGTCAGGTACTCCACGAGTGTTTTGGTGTCCGTGGGAACATCGAACTCGGGGAGGTTGAACTTGTACTTTTTGCTCAGCGTCTGTATGTTCTTGAACGTGTCGGCGTACCTTCCCTTGATGTCAGCCAACGCCGATGTCCGGCTCTCTTTTTTGGAAAGGTCGTCATACTCCTTGTTGATGGTCTTGAGCGTGGAAGCCACCTCTTGAAGTATGGATAGACGTTCGTCTTGCTTCGAACCCTTTTTACCTCCTTTCTTGCTCTTCTCGGGGTCGTAGTACTTGCGCATCTGTCCGTAGAGGTCGCTCAACGCTTTCACAAGCTCGTTCTGGTCTTTCTCGTCTTGCGCGCTGTACTGCGAGGGGATGCCGAAAAACAACGAGTCAATGCGTTCTTGGCGCACCTCCCTGTGTTTCTGAATCTCATCGTCCAAAGCCGCCTTGATGCGCTTCACGTAGGTTTCCCAGTCCTCCCCCGAACGTTTGAGGTACCGCTTCATCGTATCCATCGAAACCCCGTAGTCGTCCACTATACCGTACATCTTCTCCCTCACGATGCGCAGCGTGGCGTCCGTGGGGGCGAGCTTTTCATACGTCCCTTGCAGCGACATGAGCGCGCCCTTGAGGAGCGGCAGCTTGTCTTGGATGGCGTTTATCAACGGAGAGATGTCTATCGAACTTCTGCCCTCGGGGTCTTTGGCGTCCCATATCGGAATGATGGAATACAAACCCTCGGGTGGCACAATCTGACCCCCATACCGCTTAACCTCCTCCATATACCGGTCCATCAATCCCTTGGTATAGGTCAGGTTGTATTGCTGCTGCGTGATTTGTCCCTCCTCATACTTTTGCTGCGTGTCGGCAAGTACTTCGCTGATGATGGCTTGTATGTCAACACCTTTGCCTTTAAGATACTCTCCGACCGATTTGGCGTAGCTGTCAAGCGACTTGTAATCCCCGAACAGCGATAAGTCGCTAAAGAAAATTCCGTTGGCGGCTAAATCCGTCGAAGCGGCTTGAAGCATCTGTTTCAACGTGTTCACCACCTCGTTGATTTGAGCGTTGGTTTTCTCCATATCGAAAGCGAACGTTCCCTCTTTTGCGGTGACGGTCACTTTCTCCATCGCCCCTTGCAGCGACTCCAACGCCTTGTTGTAGCTGCCGAATTTATTGTAATGCTTGTCGGCTTCGTTCGTCACATCGTTTATGGCGTCCGATTGTTCCCTGTAGGCTTCTATGATGTCGTGGATAGCAGATGCGTCTCCGATTTTAAACTTCGTGTCTTTAAAGTCAAGGTTCAGCCAGCTTCCGTATTGGGTCTCCGCCTTGGAGATACCCACGTACTCGTTCAAAGCTTTTATGAACACTTGGTTGTATGTGAGGGCGGAGTCCTTGGCGAACTCCTCTATTCCGGCAAGGAGCTTACGTTTCTGCTCGTCAGACAGCGTGAGCGAGACACCAATGTTGCCGTACATAAAGTTGGTATCTCCGCTATTCATCACCGACTTGCGGAGCTTCTCTATCTTCACTCCGTAGTCCTCCTCTATGGCTTCCACTTGCTTTTGGAGCGTGCGCTGCGCTATGTACTCTTTTATTGCGTCTGTTAGCGAGTGGTACTCCCCGTTCATCGCACGCAGTTTCTCCACCGTCAAATCCTCCACGGGGATGATTTCCCCGTATGTGCGCTTAAGCTCCTCCAATGCGTCACGCTGTTTAGCCGTGCCGTCAGCCGACTGCGCGACCACGTTGGCGAGAGAAAGGAAGTTACTCACCGACTTGGCGGTCTCCACCGCCCCCTCGTTGCGTATCCCCTCAAGCTCCTTGCGCAGCTTTGTGGCGGCTTGGTACCACGCCACGATCCCTCCCACCACGGCTGCTATGCCCGTGGCTGCGAGCGTGTAGACGTTGGCTTTGAAAAAGTCCGAGATTCCCCCTTTCATTCGGGTCCATGCGGTGGAATTTTTCTGACGCGCCGCTTCCGCCTTTGCCGCGGCGACATTCCCGGCAGCCGCGTCTCGTGCCGCTTCCGCCCTCGCTATATCCATGTCGGTGCCGCTCTTGGTGGCTGCGGCAAGCTCCCTCTCGGCTTGGGTGAGCATTTTCTCTGATTTCTCCACCTCCTTGTCGGCTATCTTGCGTAGGTTGAGAGTCTTGTTGTGCAGCTTATTGTACGTTATTAACGTAGCCATGACCGGAACCGTCGCCGTGAGCATGGTGTTCAACACCCTCCAATTGCGCATTACCGATGTGAGGACGTTGATAAGTCCTTTCATAGTCCCGTTGACGGCGGATGTGCTGCCCAGCTCGTTCAGCATCACTTGCGCCGCGTCCCCCAGCTTCTCCCACAAGCCGTAGAGTGTGTTCCCTTGCTTCTCCTGCATCTCGTAGAACATACCTCCGGCGGAAGTCATGTCCTTGAATATATCCTCCACCATCTCGAACGAAATGGCTCGCTTGGAGATTAAATCCATCACCTCGGCTGTGCTTGTGGCGTGTCCGTTCACCTCGCTGAGTTTGGCTGCGAGCTTCTCCACCAAAGGAATGCCCGCTTCGGTGGCTTGGCGGAGCTCGCTCGCCCTCAAATACCCGGCGGCGCGCACCTGCCCGTAGAAAAGCACGAGACGCTGCATATCCACACCCAATCCTACAGACACGTCCGCAAGGCGTTTCGTGGTGTCGAACAGCTTCTCATACTCAATTCCGTAGGCGGCTACCTGTTTGGTGTATGTCGTGAAGTCAAGGATTGACACCGGCGACTTCAAGGCGAACGTCTTGATTTGGGAGAAAAGTTGGTTGGCTTTGTCCTGGTCTTGCACGATGGCTCCCAACGAAATTCTCTGCAGCTCGAATTGGGCTGTCACCTCCCTGACCTTGTTGACGAATCCGGTTATCGCCCCGATGGACGCATAGACGGTCATTCGCTGTATGAGACGGTTCAAATACCCCGTTTGGATTCCGAGGATTTTGTTGCCGGAATACATCGTGTCCGACTGCCTTTTTATCGCCGCTTGCAGTCTTACAGCCGCCTGTGCCGTCTGTAATTTCGCTTTGGCGAGTTTCTCCTCGGCTATCCTGTGCTGGTCGGTCGTCCTCACGGCCCTTGCCGCGTCCGCGCTCATCGTCAGTCGGGCGTTGAGGGTGTTGAGTTTCGACAATATCGCCCCGAGTCCGTTGAGCTTCGAGATTAGCTCCGTCAGTGTGGTCCGTGTCTCTTTGGATATGGGTTCGAGCTTGAGCTTGTTGAGTTCCTTTATCTTGGCTTCTATCTTGTCAATATTGTCAAGGCTTTTGATGTCGAACGTGAGACCCATCTTAAGCTTGGTTTTGTCAAGTTGGGCCTGTATTTTTTTTGTTGCCGCCGGGATTTCGGCGACTGCATCCTTTACGCCGCTCTCCAAATCGAATTTGGTGGGGAATATCAGCTTGCCGTTGTCGCTTGTCATACGAAACTTGGTTTTTGTTTCATCGCTATCCCTTGGAGTTCCTCGGCTGTGTAGGTCACTTTCGGAGCGAAGCCGAAGAGGTTAGCCACCATCGCCGCCGTCTCCTCCTTGGTGCGTTGTTTTTTCTTTTTCTTTGGTTTGGGCTTCGCCACGGGGGTAAAGTCATAATCGTAGTAGGATTTGTCTATCAGCCGCATCACGGTTTGGTTTTCCGTGTCAAGATACCAATACCGCAGCCACGACCATAGGTTGTAGTCTCCGTAGATATGCTTGATAGTCTCGTTGTCACGGCTCGTATCGAAGAAGCAACCTACTTGCTTTCCTGATTTTTCTTCATAGCGTCCTCCTCGGCTTGCTTCCTCGCACTCTCCATCCTCTTCTGCAAGTCCTCTAATCCTTCGCCAATTAGGTTTGTAGAGTGAGCGAGTTGAGCTTTTGTCAAATCCCAATTGGCGGAGGAAAAATTTATCTGAACGTCCCCCGAATGTCCGGCGGTGTTTATCCCGGCGACCACATCGTCATAACTGAACATGAACTTGCGCCACGTCAAGGCGTAGAGCGGCTTTAGCAGCGACCAAAGCCCCAGCACGTACAATGCCGCCGTCTTGGCGTGCAGGGAGTGCAGTCTGCGGTTTATGCGGTGCGACTCCTTGAGCGAGAGCGGCTTTTTCGACTGCTGCTCGCACCAGTAGGCTTCGCGATTGAGTCTGTCTATGCGTTCCCTCACGAAGCGGCGCGGCTGGCGCACCTTGTATGTTTTGCTTCCGATTTTCACCTCTTGGGGCGTGCGGAGCAGTATCTTGTCCGCCCCTTGAATGAAGTCCATCGCTTCTTTGTTTTCTTTCATTCTTTCATCATTATTTCCGAAAAGGGCGGCGGTGAACAAACACCACCGCCCCCGGATGAGAAATAGAGGTTGATTATTGGGCTGCTTTGTATTTGAGCTGACCTTCGATGAACAATGCCGTGGAAAGGGTGGCTGTGTCAAGTTTCTCGGCGGTGGCAGTGGCTTTGATTCGCCACATACCGTCGGAAAGCGAGAGGGAAGAGATAATCTTACCCTTAGGCACGAGCAGCGAGCGTGTGCCCTCATCGTTGGCTACCATGATGGGTCGCGTCATTACGGGGAGCTTGATTCCCACTGATGTCACCTTGGTAACGCTGTCCCATGCCGCCCCGGCTGATGCTTCAATAACCTTGGCTACGCCGGGGTCAAGGAAGCGGGCGAGGTTCTTCGGGTCGGTGTCAGCCATTTCAAACGAGAACTTGATTGTTCCGGCTGTCACCTTGGCGGTGATAACATCGCCTTGTTCGTTGGTTATCTCGGTGATTGTCGGCTCGTCACCATCGTAGCTTGTCGAATTCCCCACGATGTCGCCAAGCGAGCAAGGGTTGGCGAGGGTGGCGAGGGTGGCTGTGTTGTAGTCGCTCACCGCGTCAAAGAGTATGATGTCGGACTGACCGACAAACAGACCCGTCACTGACGCTTTGGTGATTCCAGTTGTTTCTGCCATATCTGTAGAAAATTTTCGTTATACAATGTTAGTTGTGCCATTCCACGTTCAACGTGGTGTAGGATTGCCCTGTGGTCGTGTCCGTTGTCAAGGGGGTTATCGGCTCCGATGAGACCTCGAACACGTAATGGATTCCTTCGTAGTCCGTCCCTTTGCGCTGAATCAGGTCCTCCACCGCCCCGAGGAGCCTGTCCGCCTTGATGCGGTTGGCGGTGCCGTCAGCGTCCGTGGCTATGTAAACCAGCAGCGCAAGGTCGCCGCGGAAACGTCCCGGGGGATTCGTGAGTGACACCATGCCCCCGTTTTGGAATATCTGTATAAAGTCGGCGGAGAGTCCGAGATTGGGTGTCTCGTGCTTCTCGTAGACTTCGAGGGTTCCGGTGTCTGAGACCACCCTCCCCAGCAGTAGGGATTTGAGGGCGAGGTCGGGTTTTATGCGGTTGAGGATGCTCATAGATGTATGGTTATTTCGGGAAGTTCAGCCTTTAGGGCTCCGAGGATTAATGAATACGCTTCATTCTCAAGCTTGAGGAAATAGTCCTGTCCGCGACCCCATGGAGAGCCCTCCGTGTTGACTTGCAAGGCGTAGGGGACTGCGGAGAAAAGCACCACCCATATCCCTGAGTTGTACGCTGTCGCCCCGAGGGTGAGGGCTTTTTTCAACTCCTCCACGCCCACGATGTCCTTGCGTTCCTTGTAACGTTGCGGCTCTTCGGGGGTTCCGACAGCCGGGGTGGGAGTGAAGCTTCTTAACGCTCCGTCAATGTAGACCCCCATTCCGGTCGAGTCCCTCATGTGACCCAAGGAAATAGGGAAGTCAACATTGCCTCCCCGTTTCTCAGCCGGGACGAAGGCTTTTGTCACGTACTGCGCCATAAGCATGGAAGCCTTGCGTGCCGCCCTTATTATTCCCGGGCGCACATGGCGTTGGATATGCTTTTTTATCAGCTCCTCCGCCACGCTTTTGTTATGTGCGTCCCACGTCCCCATCACTTAGCCTGTTTGAGTGTCAGATAAACCATATTCTCTCCGCAAAAACTCAGGTTGATGTCACGCACCGAGGATACCACCCCTTTCGTCACGTGTCCTTTCGTGTCGGTGATTTCCGCCATGTCGTTTCTCTCAACCGAGGGGGAGCCTTGAAGCCACACGCTCACGTTGTTCGTAATCGGCGACTGGGAGGTCTGCCCCTCCTCCTTACAGCGGCATTTTCCAACCCAAATCTCCTCCATGACTCTGTTTCCCCATTCGGGGTCGCGCCCGGAGGTCGGGCGTAGAATGCGGCAGCGGCAGTCGAAATTTAGATACTCCATCTTCTTCCTTTCATCAAAGGTGTCGCATCGAAAATTCCGTTGTCGCTGTCGGGGTCGTACTCCGTCTCGCAGCCGAGCTTCGAACGTATGCCGTCAGCCATTCTTCGCAGTGCGTTTCTGTCTGACCGGGTGAAGCTTCCACCGGAAACCGTGACTTTCACATCTCCCACTTGTTCGGACTTCGAACCGCCGGACAACACCCCCGACACGGCGTAGTACAACGTAGAAACAGCGTATTCAAGGCTTTTTCTGCGGCTTTCGCTGTCGGCTATGTCCGCCACATCA